GCTGATAAGACGGATAAAACGGCACAAATTTCACTCCTTGCTGAAATAGTACGTTGCGACTTCGCCTCGGCTGTCCCAATTGTCCCGCACTGTTCCTGAATCGACACAGACAGCATGAGAGCCTGTGGCTACTACATACACGCCTTCGGGATGATCTTCTGCGAAGTCAGCCACGGTATAGCAGTCGGGGCAGGTATCCGGCAGGGAATAACGCTTGAATCCTTTGGAGCGCAGGTACGATCCCCACACTTCGTTTGCGTTCGGTAAATTTGAGAACAGGTATCCTTCGATGCAGAGCCCTATATATGTTCTTTCCCACGGCTGATTCAAGGCCGTGGATATCGCCCGGACAACACAGTCGCCGATCCTCAGGCCGTCGGGGTTTTCATTAGTATAGATATACATAGTTTATCACCACTTACAGCATAACAAAAAAAAGACCGCCTCACAATGATGTGAAGCGGTCGTTTTTCTACGTCTTTTCTGCTATAATTCGGATATTTTTCTGAACGATTGTTGCGATGTGCCGGACTGATAATTCAAATTCTTCTGCGAGCGGCTCGAGGCGTATGCGATCGATAAGCCTGCGTTTCATAATCGCTCTGTCTCTCTCGCCCTTTACCCATTCGTCAATCAGTACCGTAAGCTGTGTGTTAGATATGTTGGTGAATCTATCCATAGTCTCTTAGTGCGTCGATGTAGTAAGTTTAAATTTCAGATAGCAGTCCAGAGTACTGGTGGTCGTCGAATTCGAGCGTTACCTTTACGGATTTCTTAGCTGCTGGGGTTGCTGCACCCGGCCGATATCCGTCGTCATATACGCCACCCTCCACGTTCGGGATTCCGGAAATGGCGTTGACGTCAAGGTATGTGCCCGGAGAAAGTGAAGTCCTTACACAGTAATGCAGGTGACTTCCTGTGCTTTTTCCGGTACTGCCCTCAATGCCGATCACGTCGGTGATCTTTACCACGTCTCCGACCTTGCAGCGAATCTCAGAGAGGTGGCCGAAGTGATAGAGCTTGCCGTCTGCCGCCTTTATTACGACATACTGGCCAAATCCCTGCTTATAATTCGAGGGATTCTCCCAGCCGGCAAAAATAATCTGGCCGGACGCCGTTGCATGAATCTCTTTGCTATCGATGCCGACGAGGTCGAGACCGTCATGCTGTGCGCCTTTGAATTTCTGAGTGATACGGAATCTTCCGTTAAACGGGCTGTTCATACTCATTCCTCCTTATTATCGGTGTTTTTCAGCTTTTTTAATAGTTTACCTATCCACCCCGCTGACTGCGGGTTTATTTCAGCATAGTTTTCCAGTATTGATATGAGTTCCATAATAACGATATATCCAAAAACCGAAATTGCGGCCACCCGCCCGGTAAAGCCGGCGAGTTCGTCAGCTCCGTAATACTGCCCGAGTGCCTTAATGCCGATCTCCAGACCGCAGGCTGTAGCCATGATAATGAGCTCTCCGATCTTATTTAAGCCGCCTTTTCGCATCTTCGCGCTATTTATGGTGTTTGTCACATATCCTTTGATTATACCGGTCACAAAGTCCGACAGCGCTAAGCCGAGGACTATCGTGAGCATGATGATGTACTGCATTGTTTTATCCTCCTTATGTTACAACTGTGCCGGTGAATTTATACCACGACTTCCAGCCGGAGGCGAGTTTCATTCTGCGATACACCTCAGGCTGGCCGGACGTTGTGTTCTCGACCGCTGTTATTTCCTGAATGCAGTTTGAGGTAGATGTGAAGCGGTCAACTCTGAGCTTAAAAGGCTGCACCGTCGGGCTATTCGACAGCGTATTTCCGACCGTCGATCCGGTACAGTGATAATATCCGGGCGTTGTAAAATCGTTAAGGTCGTCGTTTCTTACGAGCTCCCAGCCTAATTCGCCCACGGCCGAGACCATTTCCCAAGGCTGCCATGCGCCGCTTGACGAAATGTTCTTAACACGCACGAACTCAGTATATACGTTCTGTATCCTTGCGATTGTACATTTCTGTTTTAGGTACACAGCGCCTATCATTATGTTCTCCACCCGGATGTTGAAGTTTCCGTTAGGTACAGGGAGGTTTGACGCTGTACTACCAACAGCATTGTAGCCATACCATATACCTTCCGTTGTGAGGCTATTGAGGTCGGCGTTTTCTGCAAGCTGTGCCGTGGGATCAGGCTTATACTTCACCCACGTTTGCCAAGAGCCTGTATATCTCCGCTTGTACCAGTCTCCTGTGTCGTCGTTGGGTACAAGGAGCTGTATGTATCGGCTGCCCGCGACTGACGGGATCGTTACGCCGAAGAAAGCTGTCGTAACGTCGGCGGGAATGTTGCTGATTGACGTTGCAATCGCCGTTGTTGACGCATACCATTTGTCCGGTGTAGTAAGAGAGTTGAGGTCTCCACCGCTCGGCAGCGCAGTTCCCAGCACAAACACGTCCTCTCCGCTCAGGCCTCCGAGTTTCTCTTTTTCCGCTGTTGTGTAATCGTTAGCCGACAGCCCTTTCCCGGTCTCCTTATCGACCTTGTTGTCGATTTCCTCCGTCTTCGCCAGCCGCTCGTCGATCTCTGCGGCTGTGTAGCTGAGCTGTTTTCTCATTGAATCTGCCATTACTCGTCCTCCTCAATTACGATTTCTTCATAAAGCATATAGCCGTCCGCGTCCTGTAAGAAAAATCCCTCGCTGTCCTGTAATCCTATTTCGCCACCCACAAGGACAGGCCGGAAGAATTCTCCTGTAATCGGAGCATAACTCTGAGGCCGTGTGAAGCTCCGAAGCGATCCAAAGGTTACCTCCGTAACTTCACCCTTGATAGCATCGGTCACGGTTTTCGTGATTTCAAGGACGATGTATCCGTTGAAATCTGCGTCCCATACCCTGCCCTTGTCTCCGACCTTGAATCTGTCTACATTCAGGAACATGGAATAGTCGGGGTTATTTTTTAAATCCTTGACTGTTACTTCGTAACATATCTGAGGCGCAGCATAGCGCAAGAAATGTTCATAAACCTTTCTCGACAGCGTGTCTGAGTATGACTGCCCGTCTAAGTTATCCGGCATCAGTATGGTTGCAGAGCGGACGATCGTTCGGGGAAAGTCTCTTGTAAAGAATGCCTCAGCCCACGACCACGCCCACCACCAGCCGTACTGATCATAACCGCGGAAATAGTAACACGTGGTAGAAAGGTCGACGGTTTTATTGATACCCATGAGGTTTTTACCTACACGCAGTTCAAAGGCGTTGTCCGAGCTGTTCTCCATGCGTTTGTTGATGCTGAAATAGAAGTTATCCCGGTACAGCTCACCGCCGAATTTCGCTATAAAGCCGTCGCTGCCGAGAAGCATAGCGTAAGGTGTCGCACCGCCTTCGAGGCTGTCCCAATCGTGGAAGTCCTCCGGTACTTCGACGTCCGAGGCTATGTCAAAAACGTAATAGGTGTAATGAGACATATCCCACTGATCGTTCGCAAGATCTATAATATTATGTATCAGTTTCTCCGCAGTTACCGGGGCAATAGCGGAAATGGGAGCACCGGGGAAGAGCCATGAGTCGTTGTACTGATACGTGATATGTTCAGCCCAACAAGTAACGCTGCCCTTGCGGCTCTGCCAGTTATCCTTGTACTTATTGATAATAAATAGCTGCCCTCTTGCCTTGATGATATTATATTCCTTGATATACTCCCACTTACCGTCGGCGTCCTTCGGATGCTCCATAAATAGTGAGAATCCACCGTTCAGCTCCTCAGTGATCTCGCAGACCGTCGGGCAAAGTACGGCAAGGCCGTGGCCTTCAAATTCGCCCTTCTTCGTCAGCATATCAAATATGCAGATATAATCCTCGGCCGGTCTTTCCTTGACTGGTGTAGGCACTATGTACTCAATGCCGGGGAGTAATTCGTGATACGGCAGGCCATTGTGAGCCAGCTTACTAACACGCCAGTATTGCAGGGGATAAGGCTCTGTCATGCGGTCAGGCGATGCAGGAAATGACGAATTAGCAAGGCCGTCCTCCGTCACTTCCCACGCCGTTTCAGGCTCTACCGTGTCAGCGTTCGTCTCAAATCCTGCTCCGGCAGGAGAAGTCCAGCGCACCGTCCCGTTTTCGTAATAAAGCGTTATGATACCTGTGCTCGCGTTGTAAGTGAAACGGTACGGTATCGTGTCCTCTCCGGTTCTATAATTGAAGCTGTCGGCCTGCGTACAGGTGCTGAAAATGTTATAGGCGTCGCCTGTATAGTATATGACTTCAACGCTGCCGGAATCGTAAGAAAGAGCGAAGCCGGAAGGAACGTTCTTCCAGTAAAAAAAATTGCTACAGTATGTGCCGCCCTGTTCGTAATAAAGGATAAAGTACAGGTATTCGCCCTCAAAGTCCTTCTGAAAGTACTCACTGTACTGCTCTATGCTGACATAATGGTGTATATCCGGATTCATTATATCACCCCTTACTTACATGGAAATCCGTGCTCGTTGAGCCATGCGGCATCTTTCATTTGTGCTGACGTTGCCTGTATGCAGGGGTTGCCGCTGATCGTTGCCCCGCCTATCTTGTCGATATTGAGCACCGCCGTTGTTTTGTCCCCATAGTACCCGACTGCACCGAAATTCTGCAAGGTTATG